CCCGGGCATTGTTGTTAGCCCGTCACGATACTGTCGTGACCCAGCGGCGTTTCGACTTGAAGTCGCCGCGCTTCACACTAGACTGGAAGTTCATTCCAGTAGAGCGTGCAGTCAACAAATCACGAATCTGCGCGATACCTGACTTTGGTTCGCCGGCGCGTGATGCAGTGTCTGTATTCAATCGTATTCCCCCACTTGTGGCGTCGGGCACAATGTGCCTAATGCCATTCCGCGGGTAGGAAACCGATTTGAATGCTGCCAAAATGTGGCCCATAACTTGTCGAATTCCGTACAGAATTCGTCGCGGTCGAGCAACTTGACTCCGTAAGGAATCATCGTCGCTTCGTACGAGACGTACAGTACGAGACTCGGCAACACAGGACGATTCAGAGTCGAGTTGACCGCAAAGGTCATTTCGCTCCCTGAAGTCCCATGCCAATGATCGAATGAGATGTTCATCCATTCGATCAGGGGTGTAGAGTTGTTGGCCCCACTTGTTGAAGCATGCGATTGCGTCTCCATCGATGTCATCCTTTCTTTGGATCGGTATGAACACGGTTCTCTTCTGAGAATATCCGTGCACACCTTTGTTGTAACGAAGGTTTGTGTCGAACATTACAGAAGCGAAATATACACCGGTACCGCGAGAATCGCGGCAACGAGGTATTTTGGAGCGCAATACACTCTCCAGCATCTCTCGTATAGTCTGGGACATTAACCACATGCCATTCAGATAAAACTGATTGGCGGTCTCTGTCCACGACATTACTTGAGCTGCCGTCCAGTCTCGTGCAGCGTCAGGAGCAAGCTCTCTGGCGTAAATCGGACGAACCGATTGGCCATTAAAGTAGTCGGCTCCACAGGACTCCCGGAATAGTGAATTCCGGAAAGACTTGTTAACGTTGACCTTTAACCCGTAGGTTTCAAGGTTCTGCACGACAGCGTCCGTATAGTCTACGGGTACGATGATATCGTCCCCATAGATCGAAATCGACTTCGAATAGTTGAAGATCGACTCGGAACTTGGACGTCTACCATCATGCTTATGCATGGCAGTTAGCACTAAGGTGTAAAACACCATCGCCTCGACGGGAAAGCAAATTGCTGAACCCATGGAAGCGAACTTGTGCAAAGTTACCTTGCGGCCTGATGGCAAATCTGCCTGCGCGGATCTAGCGGCTAGAAGATAGTCGCGAATTCCCGAGCTCTTGAAGATTCGGTAAACCAAATCAACATGAACTCGATCTGACGCATCACTCAAGTCGAGTGTGGTCAAAGTACGATCCAAGCTGGCTTTGTGTGCGAGTCGCCGGTTGATCGATTGGTCCGTAAACCGGACCGCCTTCTTCGTCAACCTGTGGCTCTCTAATATCGGAACGATATGGTTCATCAAGCCTTGCTGGATGAATTGCATCGGACTGGGTTCGAGAGCTATGACTCGTGGCGTCTTCAGGGTCTTCGGAACGAAGACTACCCGTACTGGTGGTTCTGACCACTCGTCCAGATAGTCTAGGGACTTTCCGACACCTGTTGAGGTGGGTTCAATAGCTTGCGCTGCATATCCATAGTTTGGATAGCAGTGTAAAGCTGAAGGAAACCACGGCTCTGCCCGGGAGTACCACCAACTGAATCGTTGCCTGTCATTTGACAGCCGCCGATCAGCAGTGTTCCCAGGGCCATGCTTACATATAAGATCCACGGGATCAAGCTCCGAAAAGACTTGAGACCATAGGATGCCAGCAGTCGCATCAAGGATTGAATCCTTCTGTTTGATTGCCGGTGTAAGCTTAGCGAGCTCGCCTTCTATGTCGATGTATCTGCGCTCTGCCTTATCATTACGATCGGGCGAACAAGCAATCTTCGGCTTTTTCCAAAAGTCGCAGACGTTGCGGATTGCAAGAATAGCATCCGCTGCAGCATCATCGCGTAGCACACCATCCACTGTGAACACACGTTTGAAGAAACCTCCGAGGAATCGGGGGAGACTTCCATGCCGACAAAAGTCAGTCGGACATGAGAAGCGCCCAAGTTCGATGCCCTGAAGAAGTGCATCGGATAGCTTGGGGAGGGTTAACGCTAAAAACGAGAACCCTTCGTGTTCATAACGACGTCGCATCGTAGCGACGTCGCGTTCAACGGACAAGTCTAGATCTATACTGAATTGCTTCAGCATAGTCTCGAGAAGCATGGCCGGTCTTTCCATCTATACCATCCTTTCAAGGTTGATATAGAAACCGTCCTGTACCCCGGCAGGGGTCCGATCTGATTGGCGAGGTCTGAGTTAGAACTCGCCGCCGAGAACCTTGTTGTAGTTGGTTGAAGTCAACCACGCCTTCAAGGCATCGATCAGATAGCCGATCTCAGTGTCCGTGAAGCCGGCGCGAGGCTCGTCAATGACGAGATACACGCTAACTCCCTTCTCCGTATTGATAGCGGAAATGGGATCGGCGGCGATCTTTTTCTGAGAAAGCCGCACTTCACGACGAAACCGCGCAGCAGTTGTGAACTGCTTTGTGGTCATAGTGGTATTACCATCAGACGAGGTGTAGACATTAACTGTCTGCCCCGGCGAAGTCTTTGCCAAACTTGTGGCAACGGCATTGATGGTAACGCTCTGAGGATCTGCGAGCACAGGAAGCTCCTATAAGTTAGGGTGAGGTAATCATCTTAGCCGGGACAAACCCAGTGCGCCAAGAATCGAGAGTTGCAACCCGGACAGCGTGTTCGGGTTGGTATTGAAGCCAAAGGGATCGCCGCGAACTCGTCTTTTTCTTACGAAGCCGACTTCGTTGCGGGTAGATACAACCTGGCTGGAACTCCACGCGCTATCTTTCGTAGTGAAAGATAACTCGGAGACGTTTTTAGACGTCTCTGTGCACATGAGGTAGAAATAGTCGGCAACAAGCCGCTCTTCTACAGTGTGGGCCATATTGTCCCACACTACATGAGCATTGAAGAACCAGTCGAACAACCAGGTCCAAGGCATGGCAGCATAAATCTGTCCGACGTCGAGTTGGGCTCCGAAAAGAGCCCTCTTCATACGGTTTGTCCAGTTTATGTCACGCGGCCCCCTAGGCAGCCAATAACGGAATTGGGCGGAAGCCCAAACCAATCTTGTCTGCTCTGACCAGGTACTCCGATACCACTGTTGTGATGAGGAGAATCTGGAAGGTATCCCTGGCTCACAAGCCAAGAGATAAGGTGCACTGGTAGTGACCACTCTATCGGTCACGTTCGAATACGTCTCAAGGTGAACCCTGCGACGTATCGGTTTACCCTCATTATCGATCAGCCATTGCAAACGACGCTCCCACTTGTGGTAAGCGTTATAAAGCGATATAGCCGATCGAAGAAGCGGAAGAGCTCCGAATTGGTAAGCTAACCAAGCTTTGGATAGCTCACTAGGACGTGGTGGCCGCTTCGGGTGTTTTCTGACAAAGTCTGCCGTCTTCAAATGAAGAAGATGAGACAGATCACGTAGTTCCAGAAGTTCTGTAACTGCGTTGAACGAAGGCTTTGTCGGCTTCATACGAGCATAAGCGATAGGGCCCCATTGACTTAGGTCAAAGGCCGTGACGCTTGGTTCAAGAGGGATATGTGCATTCAAAAACACTCCGTGATACCCTTCCGGGTTACTCGGCGTTGTAAAATGTTTCACATTTACTTCGACAGAATTGTACCGTAAGGTACTCTTCTTAATCGAATCAAACGGACCGCCATAGTCATAGCGACCATAGCGGGACCGCCCCTTCCTGTTCCACCCTGGGTGATTCTCGGATTCCAAAGTGTTGGACTCCTTGACAACTTCCCCAGAATAATTAGTGCTAGCACCGACGACGTTTATGAACGTCCCGAGCTTGGCATTAATTTTGTTCGTATGAGACACCACCATGAGTATTCCCTTTCAGAGTAGCTTTTACACTAACCGTTGAACGGCGCTAGGCCCGCGAGGGCCCCTTGATCTCTCCTCCTACCTTGACCCCGACATGCGTAACCGACTTACACTCGAGAAAGTTCGGGTTGCCCCGAAACTCCACCCAATTAGATAAGTAAAATAACGTTCAGA